CCCCCCCCCTCAAAGCCGGCGGCCAAAAGGCGCCAGGTTGACGGCGGAAAGATAATGGCGTTGCACAAGGCCGGCTGGCCTGTCGCGAAGATCGCGGACGAGATGCAGGTCAGCCAGCAGACGATTAGGAACTACATCAAGAAAATGGAGGAGAAAGAGCGTGTCAATGAAAATAAACAAGCTGGAAATTGAGAACGTCAAGCGGATCCGGGCGGTCAAGCTGGAACCCACCGCCAACGGCCTCACGATCATCGGGGGCAAGAACAACCAGGGGAAGACCTCTGTCCTGGATTCCATTGCCTGGGCTCTGGGAGGGGAAACCTTCCGGCCGTCGGAGGCGGCCAGGGAAGGGTCCGTGATCCCGCCGAACCTGAAAGTTGTCATGAACAGCGGCCTGGTGGTGGAACGCAAGGGCAAGAACAGCGCCCTGAAGGTCACTGACCCATCCGGCCAGAAGGCAGGACAGCAGCTCCTGGACAGCTTCGTGGAGAAGCTGGCCCTGAACCTCCCGAAATTTATGGAAAGTTCAGGAAAGGAAAAGGCAAAGACGCTGCTGCAGATCATCGGGGTCGGAGACCAGCTGGCCGTCATGGAACAGCAGGAGAAGGAACTGTTTGACGAGCGCCGGGCAATCGGCCGGATCGCGGACCAGAAAGAAAAGTACGCGAAGGAACAGCCGTATTTCCCGGAGGCGCCGAAAGACCTGGTATCACCCTCTGACCTGATCCGGCAGCAGCAGGAGATCCTGGGGCGGAATGGGGAAAACCAGCGGAAACGGGACCGGTTGAATGAAATCACCATGAATAAGCACCGTGTGTTTGATGGCATCGGAAGGCTGGACGAACAGATTTCTACTCTTCAAAAACAGAAAGAACAGCTGATGGAAGAGTACGAGCAGGCTGTCCGGGACGAAGAAACCGCCATGAAGACCGTGCAGGAGCTGCAGGATGAATCTACCGCGGAACTGGAAGAGAGCATTGCCAATATCGAAGAGATCAACCGGAAAGTGCGGGCCAACCTGGACAAAGAAAAAGCGGAGGATGACGCCAGAAGCTGCCGGGAGCAGTACCAGAGCCTGACAGACCAGCTGAAAAAAGTACGGGAAGAGAAAACAGCGCTTCTGAATTCTGCGGAGCTGCCGCTTCCGGAGCTGTCTGTCCAGGACGGGGAGCTGATCTATAAAGGACAGAAATGGGATAACATGTCCGGATCCGACCGGTTAAAGGTTTCCACGGCCATTGTCAGGAAGCTGAACCCGGAATGCGGGTTTGTCCTGCTTGACAAGCTGGAGCAGATGGATCTGGATACCCTGCGGGAGTTTGGGGAGTGGCTGGAGGCGGAAGGGCTCCAGGCCATTGCCACCCGGGTCAGCACCGGGGATGAATGCAGCATCATCATTGAGGACGGATATGTGGCCGGCGCAGAAAAGCCGGAAGAGCCGAAAAAGCAGGATCCGCCGACCAAAAAGAAGTGGTCAACTGATTTTTAAGGAAGGATGAGAGAGGATGAAAATAATAAGAGGACGCGTCGGAGGGGCGAAAAAAATCGTAGTCTATGGTCCGGAAGGCATTGGAAAATCTACCTTCGCCGCGCAGTTTCCGGATCCCGTTTTTATCGACACGGAAGGGAGCACCAAAGACATGGATGTGGCCCGGTTTGACAAGGCCACATCCTGGGCCATGCTCCTTCAGCAGGTGAAATATGTCCTGGAGCATTCGGATGTGTGCAGGACCCTGGTCATTGATACGGCGGACTGGGCGGAGCAGCTGGAGATCCAGTCCCTTTGCGAACAGAAAGGCTGGACCGGGCTGGAGGATACCGGATATGGAAAAGGCTACACTTACAGCGCGGAGACGTTTGGACGTTTTTTGAACATGCTGGAGGAGGTGACTGAAAAGGGGATCCATGTGGTGATGACAGCCCACGCCCAGCTGCGCAAGGTGGAGCTTCCCGAGGAAATGGGCGCCTATGACCACTGGGAGATGAAAACCAGTAAAAAAGTCGCGCCGATGATCCGGGAATGGGCGGACGCGGTATTTTTCGCCAATTACAAGACCCGGGTCATCGAAGTGGATAAGAAGAAAAAAGCCCAGGGAGGGCAGCGGGTCATGTATACCGTGCATACCCCGTTTTGGGACGCAAAGAACCGTTACGGGCTTCCGGATGAGATGCCGTTTGATTACGAGGGCATCCGTTCCATCCTTGAAAGCGACTCGGAAAGCCGGAAGGCCGCGGATTCCCGGGAGGATGCAGCTGGGAAGCCAGGCAGCCGTCAAATAAAAAATACCGACAAAAGACCCGCCAAGGATCCTGGAAAATCAGCAGAAAAAGAAAAGGATACAGAGATCAGGCAGGGATCCGAAAGCCTTAAGACCATCCCGAAAGATCCGGGAAAAGAGGAGCCTTTGGCAGCAGGGGAGAAAGCAGCGCAGGCACCGCCTTTACAGGATAATCCAGGCGAGGAAAAACGGGAACGGGATCCGGATAAACGGATCCCGAAAGCCCTGCGGGATCTGATGATCGCGGGAGATGTGGATGAATGGGATATTCAGAACGTAGTCAATGCCAGGCAGCCTGGTGTTTTCCCGTTTGACATGCCCGTCAAGGATTATCCGCAGGACTTTGTAAATGAATGGATCATCCCCAACTGGGGGCGGATCCTGGAATATATCGCAGACATGAAAGAAAAGGAAGAAATACCATTTTAATTTCAGGAGGATAAAAGCATGGCAGCCAATAACACGATGAACCAGGAGTATGACTGGGATGATGAGATTGAAAACCGGTCCGGCTTTGCAGATGTTCCGGACGGGGAATATGAGTTTTTTGTAGACCACTATGAACGGGCAAAAGTGGGCGGGGACGGAAAGTATTCCGGCCAGAATAAGGCGATTGTCTACTGCAATATCCTGATGGAGAATGTGCCGCAGGATCAGGCGCCCCAGCTTAAAACCAACCTGATCCTTAACAAGGCGTTTGACTGGAAACTGTCGCAGTTCTTTATCAGCATCGGACTTATGCCGGATGAGGAGGGCGCCACACTGAAGATGAACTGGAACCTTGTTGGAGGCGCTCGTGGACGCTGCAAAGTAGAGCATAAACCCAACATGAACGATGCGACAAAGACCCATCCGGAGATCGTAGAATTCTTAAAGCCCCGCAAAGGCAAGAAATGGGGCGCTGGTTTCTGATGGGAGCGATGACGCTGCGTCCGTACCAGGAGGAAGCAAAGGCCGCAGTATTTAAGAAATGGTCGGATGGGACAAAACATACGCTGCTGGTCCTGCCGACCGGGACCGGAAAGACAATCGTATTTGCGGCCATTACGGAAGCCTGTGTCCGCCGGGGGGAACGGATCCTGATCCTGGCGCACCGAGGGGAACTGCTGGAACAGGCCGCGGATAAAATACGGAAATCAACCGGGCTGAACTGCGCAGTTGAAAAAGCGGATCAGACCTGCCGGGGGTCCTTTTACCGCATTGTTGTAGGATCGGTCCAGACACTGATGCGGGACCGGCGCCTGTCCGGTTTCCCTAAAGATTATTTCCAGACGATTGTGATTGACGAAGCCCACCACTGCATTTCAGACAGCTACCAGAAGGTGCTCCAGTATTTTTCAGGCGCGAAAGTGCTGGGGGTGACGGCGACGCCGGACCGTGGGGATATGCGCGACCTGGGAGAGTATTTTGAGAATATTGCCTATGAATACCCCCTTCCCAAGGCGATCAAAGAGGGGTTCCTGTCACCGATCAAGGCCTTAACAGTCCCATTGAAGATCAATATCAGCCAGGTAGGGATGCAGGGCGGGGATTTTAAGAGCGGCGAACTGGGAACGGCGTTAGACCCATACCTTGAACAGATTGCCGTTGAAATGGAAAAGTACTGCCAAAACCGAAAAACAGTGGTATTCCTCCCGCTGGTCAAGACAAGCCAGAAATTCAGGGACATCCTCAACGCCCATGGCTTTTATGCCGCGGAGGTCAACGGGAACAGCGAAGACAGGGCAGAAATCCTGGCGGACTTTGACCAGGGGGGCTATAACGTCCTATGCAACTCCATGCTCCTTACGGAGGGGTGGGATTGCCCATCCGTGGACTGCGTCATTGTACTGCGGCCGACAAAGGTCCGCGGCCTTTACTGCCAGATGGTGGGGCGCGGCACGCGGCTATCCCCGGGGAAAGACCACCTGCTGTTATTAGATTTCCTCTGGATGACCGAGCGCCATGAGCTGTGCCATCCAGCATCCCTGATCTGCAGCAACCCGGAGGTTGCGCAGCAGATGACCAAAAACCTTGAGGACTCCGCGGGGGCTGCGGTGGATATTGAAGACGCGGCCCGGGAAGCTTCCGAGGATGTGCAGAGCCAGCGGGAAGAGGCCCTGGCGAAACGCCTGTCAGAGCAGAGATATAAAAAGAAACGCCTGGTGGATCCGTTGCAGTTTGAGATAAGCATCCAGGCGCAGGATCTTTCGGATTATGTTCCGGCGTTTGGCTGGGAGATGGCGCCGCCGTCCGGGGAGCAGCGGAAGGCTCTTGAGAAGAACGATATCAATCCTGAGACCGTAGATAGTGCCGGGAAGGCGTCCCTGCTATTGGAACGCCTGGAAAAGCGCCGGAGCCTGGGGCTGACCAGCCCGAAACAGATCCGCCAGCTGGAACAGCGGGGCTTCCAGAATGTAGCTTCCTGGAGCCGTGAGCAGGCGAAAAGGCTGATTGACCGGATCGCTGCCAATGGGTGGAGGACCCCAAGGGGGCTTGACCCGCGGGCGTATGTCCCGCCGGTGGTCCGGGATGAGCCAATAGATTGGTAAGGAGCGCATGAAATGGAGCACAGAACAGATTTAAAAGAATTATTGGAATATATTGACCCTTCCCGCTGTTCTTACCAGGAGTGGGTCAGTATAGGGATGGCGCTCAAGCATGAGGGATACGCTCCAGAAGACTGGGAAGCGTGGAGCCTGCGGGATGCCCGGCGCTATCATGCGGGAGAGTGCCTCCGGAAGTGGGAAAGCTTCAAAGAACTCGGGACAGGCGTTGTAACCGGCGGGACGATCTTCCAGATGGCCGTTGAGGGCGGGTTTATCCCGTCCAGAAATGAAGAGCTTGACTGGGACAGTGAGATCACCGCACACGGCGTTGTTGTGGCTCCGGGCTGGGTTGAGGGACAGGAAATCATGGAACCTAAAAACTGGCATCCGGGGAGAGAGGCTGCCCGGTATATCGAGACGTTATTTGAACCCGGGGAAGTCATCGGGTTTGTGATGCAGTCCCGCCTGGATGAGGAAAAACAGAAGTATATCCCTAAAAATAAAGGGACATATAACCTGACTGCGGGGGAAGTACTGGAAAAGATCAGCAAGCATGGGGATGACCTGGGGGCTGCTTTGGGGGACTATGATCCAAAAGCGGGGGCCTGGATCCGATTCAACCCATTGGACGGACAAGGGGTCCGCAACAGCAATGTCACGGAATACCGCTACGCCCTTGTAGAATCCGACAATCTTGATATTGAGAAACAGAACAGCATCATCCGGGAGATGGAGCTGCCAGTGGCCGTGCTGATGTTTTCAGGCGGAAAAAGTGTCCATGCCATTGTCCGGATCGATGCCGCGGATTACAGAGAATACCAAAAACGGGTGGAATACCTTTATCAGATCTGTGAAAAGAATGGGCTGAAAGTCGATACACAGAATAAGAACCCGTCACGTCTGTCCCGGCTTCCCGGCTGCCAGAGGGGGGATAAAAAACAGTTTATCATTGATACGAATATCGGGAAAAGTTCCTGGACGGAATGGCAGGAATGGATTGAGGCGGTCAATGACAACCTTCCGGAGGTTGAAGAGCTGGCGTCTGTCTGGGACCATCTGCCGGAGCTGGCTCCTCCCCTGATTGACGGGATCCTGAGGCAGGGTCACAAGATGCTCATTGCCGGCCCTTCCAAAGCGGGGAAATCCTTTCTCCAGATCGAACTATGTATTGCCATCGCAGAGGGGCGACGCTGGCTGGGCCGAAAATGCGCCCAGGGGCGTGTTTTGTATGTCAATCTGGAGTTAGACCCGGCCAGCTGCCTGCACCGTTTTAAAGACGTCTATACGGCCCTGGGATGGCAGGGGAAAAATCTTAAGAATATCGACATCTGGAACTTGAGGGGGAAAACCGTCCCTATGGACAAGCTGGCCCCGAAGCTGATCCGCAGGGCCCAGAAAAGGGGGTACCGCGCGGTTGTGATTGACCCGATTTATAAGGTCATCACCGGAGATGAGAACAGCGCTGAGCAGATGGCCAAGTTCTGCAATCAGTTTGATAAGATCTGTTCCGAGCTGGGGGCTGCGGTGATCTATTGCCACCATCACAGCAAAGGCAGCCAAGGCGCGAAAAAATCCATGGACCGGGCGTCCGGTTCCGGCGTGTTCGCCAGGGATCCGGACGCGCAGCTGGACATGATCGAGCTGGATATCCCGGAAACCATGCGCAGACAGCAGGGAGACAAAGCGGTATGCAAAGCATGCCAGACCTATCTGGACGCCCATTATTCCTGGCAGGACGACCTGTCAGAGGATGACCTGCTGAATGCCCGTACTATGCTTTCTTACTGCGAGAATGCCCTTTCCAAGTGGCAGATGAACGACTTGAGGGATCAGATCGAAAACGAGAGAAAGAGGGCCCTGAGGCAGACAGCGTGGCGCCTGGAAGCCACCCTGAGAGAGTTCCCGGGGTTTGATCCTATAAATGTATGGTTTGATTATCCGATCCACCGTATGGACGAATCCGGCGCTTTGGCAGATGTCCAGCCGGAGGAAGATAAGCCCATGTGGAAAAAAGCTGCTGAAAAAAACAGGAAGAACGCGGGAAAGCGGAAGGATGACCGGAGGCAGGCACTGGAAGAAGCGGTGGAAAACGGGAACTTCGGGGATGTCCCAACAGTTGAGGAAGTGGCCGGATTTTTAGGGAAATCGGAGCGGACCGTCCGGAGCATGGTCAAGGAACATGGCGGTTACAGGATTGAAAACAACCAGATCGTTAGAATCACGGGGGAAGAAAAAGACTAGGCTTTTTCAAAATCTTCATTTTATTGCGGAAATGAAAAAGACTAGACTTTTTCAGCGCTCAGCCTAGGGAAAAAATGAAAAAGACATGACTTTTGCCCCGGAAAAAGACTAGACTTTTTCCGCACTTCAAAATTTCCGGGGGAAGAAAAAGACTAGGCAATTTCCGGGGGAAAAAGACACTACCCTAAAGGGTAAAATAAATTTCCCCCGCCGCTACGCGTCGTCACGGGGGTAGGAGAGGGACGGGCCTAAGGCTGCCCGGCCCCGTCTCCCTTCCCCCTCCCCGTGACAAGGGGCAGAAGGAAAAAGAAAACGATTTTTAAACTTTAAAGAGGTAAAGCAAATGAAGATTGAATTTTTCATGGCGATGGATCCGCCCACCTGCACCCATCAGGAGAAGCAGGTGCGGGTGGTGAATGGCAAGCCGGTCTTTTATGAGCCGCCGGAGCTGAAGCGGGCGCGGCAGAAACTCATAGGGCATCTGGCAAAGCACAGGCCTCCGGAACAGATGCAGGGGCCGCTGGAGCTTGTGACAACCTGGTGCTTCCTCGCCGGCAGCCATTCGGATGGGGCATACCGGACCAGCCGGCCGGACACGGACAACCTGCAGAAGATGCTTAAGGA